TGAGGTTTTTAAACATGCAAAGATTAGTAAGAATTATGAATTTGGATGTGAAAAAGATCATACATCAAAAGACATTAAAGATGAAATGGTTTAAAAAATGGATATTAATTTAACTGCGATTGTAGGAATATTAGGAGTATTAGCTGCATTATTTTTTGGATTTAAAGGTAAGTTATCTGGTATTTTATCGGCAAAAAGAGATATTCATAAAAAAGAACAAACTAAAATTGAAAAAGAAGTTGATATAGTTAAAAAAGATATTATTAAAAAAGAAGAAGAAATAAAAAAATTAGAAGAGAAATCTAAAAAAGCTGAAGAAGTAATTCAAAAAATTGCCGCTTCCAAAAATGAAGAAGTAAAAAAAATTCTTAAAGAAGAAGATACTAAAAAGTTAATTGATGAATTTAATAAATGGTAATAAAATTTTAATAAAAAAAGGAGATTTTTAAAATGTCAAAAACATTACATAACTCAGATATTTCTGGTGCAAAGAAAAATGTAAAAGATATTGAAGTATTTGGTAATGGAGATCTTTTTCAATTATTATCCAAAGCCAGTAGTGAACAAGAAGGATGGATGAAATCAACTAAAGCTATGGAAATTGAAAATATTGGATGTGTAGTTCAAGTTACTACTCAACAAATGAATCCAGATGGTTCTTATTCAATAGCTGAAGCTCTTACATTTGTACCTGATGTTTGTGTTATTGACGATATTAATAATGGACGAAAATTAGTTGATAGAGATTTAATATAACTATTATGTATACCTGCTATTTTCACAGATACTTTAAATTAAATTTAGAAAATGGCGTAAGTATTTGTGCAAAATCTCCTCCTAATTTCATTGGACGTGTTTACAAAGATTTAGCTCCTCCATGGGAATTAATAAAGAATCTTAAAGAAACAGGCAATGAACAACAATATGTTGAAAATTATTATAAGAAAGTATTATATCAATTAGATCCGAAAAAAGTTTATCAGGATTTGAAAGATAATATAATCTTGTGTTATGAGAGTCCTGAGAAATTTTGTCATCGACATATAATATCTTATTGGTTAAATAATGAGTTAGGATTACAAATATCGGAGTATTAATAATTTGAAAAAATATAAACAATATATAATTTACAGTACAATTATTATTTTAAGTTTATTTATTTTTGGGTGTAGTGGAAAAGAGATTCAACCTATTACAATTCCTAAAGCGAATTTTGAAAAAACTGAAAAATTTGTAATTGAAGAATATATTAATAAACCAGAAAGACCAGATTTACAAACATATGATGAATTATTTAATGAGGTACAAGATCCTGAAAAGATTCATCATTTTGTATTTGATAAGTATGAATTTGCTAAAATAGTTGCATTAAGTAAATCATTTGATAGTCAAAAAGAAATGATAGATCAATTATCTATTATTATAAATTTAAAAATAGATGAAATTAATGCATTAAAAGAATTAATTGCAAGTAAAGAAATTTTAGCAGAACATATGGCTATATTGTATGCAAATGAACAAAATATACGAAAAGAAGAAAACCAAACGTATAAAATACAAAGACTAACAGATAAAGTTTTTATGTTTATTCAATCTGGTGTTATAGTTGCATTAGCTTTAGCTTTATAATATATTTTTGAAAACGACAAGATTTTTCATATTCTCAAATTTTATATATAAATTATATAAACAAGTAGTTATGTTAAGCTATTAAATTTTTTTATAACCTTTTAAAAATGTTCTTTATTTTTCGTTTGGGTTTGGTTGTAAATACCTGTCTGTGATAAGCATTATTAGTTTGACATAACTACTATGAATTGATAGCAAATTATTCCTAGAGAATATTCTTAATAGGAAGGCTATGTAATTCATGTTGTTCTCCTGCCTTTCCCAGATATTTTATATTTGGGAAAGGCGAACAATAAAAATAATTTTTTGAGGATTCAAAAAAATTATATATAAATATATAAAGTATTGTGTTTGGTTGGTTTTTTTCGCTCATGGTTATAATGATACATGGGCCCGATAAACCGCGGTTGGCCGACCGACATAATAAAGCTGTATGGTATGTCTGGCGAGACTGCCTACCAGCGTCCAATCTTGTAACTATCAGCAACGTGAACGATGCTTACAAGATTTATGACTCAGAAAATAATTCTGAGTCGGCTTTAGATCTGACTATCTAAAGCTAAGCCCCCTTCGAATTCGCAATTGGCCGCGAAAAGATGTGGGTTAGAAAAAAACTCAGTGGAGATCCGGGGAATTTCGGGTTGTAGAAGCTGAGTAGGTCACGGGTTGCTTGTCAATCCCTGATCAATTCGGACATATTCATATTATATGGGTATGTTCCATGGAGGTCTCCTTGGTCGCGTGCGCGGCGCTGTCAGGGAGACCTTTCTATTTTTTATTTGTAAAAAAATAAATTCTTATATTAACATACATAATAATTGTATATTAATATAAGAATTTTATTTTTTAATTTTTTAAAGAATCTTGCCGCTTCCAAAAATAAGGAATAAAACATATGTTAAGTATTAATACTTTATTCGAATCAAAACAAGATAAAACTCCACTTACATCAGAAGAATATAAACAAGTAAAAGAACGATTTGGGAAAGTTGGATGTTCTTTTGCAAAGAATAAAGATGGAAAATATTACTGTTATACACATCGAGCTAGATCTAAGTATTATAATTCTATTGATAAGATCCCTAAAGATAGAGTTAAATTTATTGAATCAACAGGATAAAAGTAAATAATAATTAGGAAATTATATTATGTTATCAGTAATTGAGAATGTTATTACTTATCCAATAGGAGGTGGTAATATTCCTATTTTAACTAATCACCCTGTTATTAAGAATAATAGACAATCTAAAAATCGTTCACCGACTTTAAGATCTAATATTAAGATTGGATCTAAAGTTCAAATTGTAGAAAAACAAAATCAAGGTACAGAGAATTATATCATTGGTGAAGTTAAAAGAATTTTAACAAAATCTAAAAATCATCATAGAGGTATAAAAGTTCAACTAAAAACTGGCCAAGTTGGACGAGTTATTAAATTATTATAATAATTATTTTTATTAAGGAGTATTTTTAAAAATGGAAACTGTTAAATTTGTTGATGATGGTGCGTTTTATGTAGAATGTGATGGTCCTGGTGTAGCTTTATATACTGTAAATAAGATTGCTTCTAGTGCAACTGTTGAATGTATTGCAAAAGCTGAATTAGATGAAGGAGATTATCTTATTATCCCTACACCTACAACAACTTATTATGCGTGGATGGACATTACTGGTGATGGTACTACTGATGATCCGGCTCCAGATGGATATGATACAGATGCAGGTATTCAAGTAGACATTTCAGGTGCAACTACTGCTGCTAATGTTGCTACTGCTTTAGCTGCTGCTATTGATGGCGTAACTGGATTATCTGCTGCTGTTTCTGATAGTACTTATGTTGATATTGATGTAGATGCTACTGGAGCATGTGATCCTATTTCTGATTATAGTTGTGGATTTACTTTGACTGCTGTATTAGGTGGAAAAGATGAAAATGAATTAGTTAAATCTGGAGTTCCTAATTCAGATACAAGTATTGTTGATATTCTTGATGTTACTTATTCTTCCACTACAGACACTTTAGTTGTATTAGCTAAAACTAAAGCAACTACAGCTGTAAATAATCCTTCAACTGGATTAGTAGGTTCTGGATATAATTATACATATTTATATGAAGCTATTACTCATTCTGATTTCGTTCTTGGATAAAAAGAAATAATTTTTTAGAAGATATTTGGAAGCGGCAAAATCTGTCGCTTCCAAATATTATTTATATATAAAATTTAATATTCTAAGATTTTATATATAAATAATATAAATAATCCCTTCTTATTTTATTTTAAAATAGCAATCTTTAAAAAAAGGAGAAAGAAATGCTAGATCCGAATAAGAACTATAAAGCAGAATTAATGAAATTAGTTACAGAATTTTCAAAAAAAGAAAATTGGGTTATTTCTAAAGATGTTAATGATTTAAAAGTATTTACATGGGTTGGAGAATTTGATCCAGTAAATGTAGCAGAAGATTTAATTCAAGAAATTATTACTCCGCCACCTGGAGACAATACATCTGATACCCCTGATGATGTAGCTTAATTATTCTTATCCTGGTAGTCATTTTGACTATCAGGATAATCTATTTTTTGCCGCTTTCTAAAAAACAAATTACATAAAAAGGAGAAACTTATGTATTTTCAATTAACAAAAGAAGAAGTAAAATTCTTAAAAAGACAACTTCCAACAATTCGTTTAAATGGTTATGATATTGAGAAATTTCAATCTATTATGAAATCATTAGATAATCCTATTAAAGCTATTCCAGAAAAATCAATCACTTCTGAATCAAAACAAGAAGAAGTATATTCAAATTCTAAAAAATATGTTACTAAAGATGATTTTTATGGTAGAGTTAAACAAAACGAAGTTAAACAAGAAGTTTTAGTCGACGAACCTGTATCTTATGAAGAAGATATTCTTGAAAATAATTCATTTTTAAAACCACCTAAAATTGAAAAAACTATTAAAGAAGATCCTCCAAGTTATGAAGAACAATTAACAAAATTAGAAAAAACTAAATCATTAGAATATGAAAATAATGAAGTTGAAACTCTTAATGATTCTATTGACTCAGAAAAAGAAATTCCTGAAGTAAATGATTCTCAGAATAATTTAGAAGAAGAAATTGAAGAAGAGGAACAAGATCCTATTCAAACAGAGCCAGATGATTCTATTTTTAGAAATCAATCAACTGATGTTGAATCAGCTAGTATTTTTTCTGTTGTTGATAGCCGAACACAAAAGAATAATTAATTTTTCATAATTTGTATATAAATTATTAAAATAACATGTCATTAAATTTCCTTAATATTATGTCATGGTATCTCCTTGGTTGGATAGAGTGCGGTATTTATTTATCGCACTCTATTCTCGTTTTTTAATTATTATAATATCTTTTTGGAGATTATTTAATATGTCCGAAGTATTTACAACCAGCTATACAATTAATTATACTGATCAAGATACTGGAGTAGTGAATAGAATAATTAATTCATTAAAAACATTATCTCCAGAAGATTTTATGAATGGTAAAATTACATTAGAAGCTAACGCAGAAACAGATGCAATTGATGTTCTCTTAGGAGATAATCAAAATTTTATTTATTTTGAATCAGATATTCCAATAAATTATCAAATTAATGCAGATGGTAATGAAATTCAGAATACAACTATCTTTCTCCACTATGGAGAAAAGATAGATCTTTATTTACATAATCCAGATACAGAAAATGATGCAACTGTAAAATATGTAATTATGTCTTTTGAAGAATAATTATTAAAAAAATAAAAAAAAGAGATTTCCCTCCTCATCAAGATACTTTTGAAGTATTTGATGAGGAGGGAAATGAGTTTAAAGGAATTTAGCTAAATACGCCTCCTCAAACTCTTTCCTCAGATCAATCCAAGATGGATGATCTGCAAAATGACTATCCCACATCCAGAATTTTGGTGTGGTCTCAGTCATAAGAATGACTAGGAAAACTTCCCGGTCTAATTCTGTTGTAAGAGGAGTTTGCTTTGCAAACTCCTCTATGTTGTGGGTCCAATAGCCCATGGGCGAGTATTTCACCCATGAACTACATATCGGCTGATTCATCACCGTTACCGACCAGATAATGGTGACGATGGAAAGGACTATCAATCCTTTCCAGATTTTTTTAATTTTTTTCATGTTTTTTCTCCTTTAATTGAATTAATAATATTTATATAATTTATATATTCAATTCAAGAATATGAGAAATTCTGCCGCTTACAAAATATCAAAATTCTAATAATTTAACATTATTTTCTAAATAGTTTTTGTCTTTTAATTCATCAATAAAGTCTTGAATTGTATAATATGGGTTACTTTCATTATTTCCATCCATTTTTGGATAAGTATATACATCTGTTTTCAATTTATATTTTTCAATAATATAAATCAATAATTGACTTTTTCCTGGAGTCATTCCACCACTCATACAATCATAATATTCACTTCCGATAAGCATTCCAAGCATTTCTTCAATTGAAGTTATTTCACTATTGTTTTCTTTTTGGGTATCATTAATTTTTTTAAACCATTTAAATTTATCAATTAATTGATAATAACTATCTAATAATAAAGTGATTTCATCTACTTTTTCGTCAAATTTTGAACCTTCAAATTTAAAATTTAAATTCTCAATTTTAAATACTGGCCTAACTAATACAATTCTTGGCTCATTAAATCCATTATTAACTATTGGAAATTCTTCAATTGGAACATTATCTTTATTTAAATAATAAATATATTCATCATTATTTGACATTGGAGACATTTCAATAATATAACGAAATGCATTTTCTACTTTTTCATTTTTTAACTCGGGTAAATTCATAGTTATTCTCCTGTAAAAAAAGATTATTAAAAAACTTACATTAATATTATAATTTATATATTAATTTTTAGAATATAATATTAATTTAAATTTTTTAATAATAATTTAAATTCTGCCGCTTTCAAAAAAAATATTAAGGAGAACATATAAAATGTATTCAATATCTGCAACATTATTTAAGCCATTGATTTCAGTAAATAAAATAAATCAAGTTCCAGTTGGAAAACATAACCATATTCCAGATGATGAATTTGATCCTAAACAATTAGAGATGGGTATACAAGTAGAATTTGAACATACAGACGATTTTTCGATTGCAAAATTCATTGCTAAAGATCATCTTGCGGAGATCCCTGACTATTATATTCGTTTAAAAAAGATGGAAGATGAGGCTAAAATCGAATTATATAATAAATTAGGAAATAAAGAATAATTAATTTTTGTGGGAGAGACAAGTTAGCTACTTGGTGAGTTGCCACTACAACTCCTCTCCTTCCCCTTTAGTGGAAGGAAAAATAAATGTATAATATAATTAATAATTATCATATTAATAATATTTGTCAAACTAATATTATTAAAACATTAGACCAAGTTAAATATTGGAATAAATTAAATTGGCCATTATATATGCATCAACAATTTTGGAAACATATTGAAATTATTAAGCCGGATAATTTTAATATGTTTAATATAGAATTTATTTGGAATGGCCCAAAAGATATTAATAATAATCCATTATTTTTATTTGATAATCAGTATTATTTTGTAAAATCTATTTTATTTCAACAATATTATTATATAGAATCTCATAATTTATATATATTAAATGATATTTTTAATTATACTGATCCACAACAATTAATACCATTTCAAGTTTATCATAGTTATTTAGAATATATTGTAAAATTAATTTTTAAATATAAAGATATTAATTGGATAGGTATTAAAAAGAATGATATTGATTTATTCAATAGATTAAAATGGGATATTAAAACTATTAGAAGATTTTTTAATAAAATAAATATTCCGCAGGATTATATAAACGATCATTGGATGTGGATGGCTGGTAAAAGTAATAATTATGGGCAATTTAGCAATATTTATGGTGGACAAATATCACATCGATTAATATATGAATTAATATTCGGTAAAATATTGAATACTAATGTTGTTAGACATATTGGAGATATAGAAAAAAGTAGTGTTAATATTTTTCATTTAATATTAGGGGAAGTAAAAGATAATAATAATGATAAAGTTTTAAATGGAAACTCTTGTTTTGGTGAAAAAAATCCTAAATCTAAATTATCTGAATTAAGTGTAATTAAAATTGAAGAAGATATTTTTAATAAACAATTTAATACTATATATGAATTAAGTCAAAAATATAATATTAGTAAACCAACAATTATGGATATTATACATTATAAAACATGGAAATATGTTACAGATGATTTTGCAAAAAATAAAAATATGTGTACTAAAGAATTGTTAGAAATTTTTTCAATAAATACATATGAAAAATATAAAATTATGTGGACAAATAATTCATTAGGAGAAGCAAATCCTAATTCAGTGTTAACAAAAGAAAATGTATATAATATTATAACACAAATATATGAAAAAAAATTTATAACAATACAAAAATTATCAGAAGAATATAATGTAAACCCAAATACTATATGTATGATTATATCTTATAAAAATTGGGCAAACATAACAAATGATTTTGCAAAAAATAAAAACATTTCTGTTCAAGAATTATTAGATATTTTTAATAAAAATATTTTAGAAAATTCTTTTAAACGTAGATCATTTGTTATGTCTGGAGAAAATTGTCATACATCAAAATTAACTAATTATAATGTTATATTTATTTATTTATTATATATTGTTTGTAATGTTACTCATAAACAGATTTATAATTATATTATATCAAAAAAAATAGTTAAAGTATCACTCTCTTCTATATCACATGCAATTAATGGAACAACTTGGAAGCCATTACAATGTTATAGAGATGCTATTGATGAAATGAAAATAAAAGGATTATTACCAACATTATCTTTAGAATTACTTAATATAATAGACATTAATAATTTGTTTATTACATTATTAAATTTTATGAATTCAGATTCAAAATATCAAAATTCTTATTATTTAGATATTTTGAATAAAAAATTTGAAGATAATGAATAAAATAAATAATTTATTTTTCGCCGTTTCCAAAATTATTAAAAAATAGGAAAATTATATCATGCTAAGTACACAAAAATTATTCTACAAAGAAGAATTAATTATTAATGAGTTCGGTGTAGAAACAGCAGTTATTGGTGGATTAGCTTTAGCTATTGGTGGATTATTCCAAGCAATTAGTTCACATCAAAAAGCTAATCAAATTGAATCTTTATTATTAACTCAATACGACGATGATTATTTAACATTAAAGTTAGATTCAGATATTGTTGTAAACGATATTATAAAAAACTTTACAGTTAGAGGAAAATTATTAAAGAGATTTACTGATCGTCAGAGTATGACTTTAATTGTTAACATGGAAGCGGCAAGATTATTAAAACAGCATTTTTCTAAATATCCAATTTTTAAATATTTATTTGAAAATAAAGAATTGAATTATAAATCTGGAGAAGATTTCTTTAAAGATCATAAAGATCTATTTAACATCTTTGGTGATTTTAGATCTAAGTCAGCAATTACTTGGGATGGTGCAATTAAAGCATTTGTAACATTAGGATTGAGTCAAAATATTAATGAATTAGATGATAAAGTTATTGCTAATCTTTATTTTCTAGCATTGTTCTTTAGACAGTTAGCTTTATATAAAGATAAGATTGGGGAAATGACATTTAAGTTTAAGAAGGTCCAAATTAGACATAATTATTAAAGGAATAAAAAGGAGATTAAATATGCCTTATGCCTTATGGTTCAAAAATTTATTTAAACGAAATTGTAGAAAATAAGCAAAGAAAGTTTGGTTCCCAAAAAGTTTATTATTCATGTAAGATTATATTTAAAGATGGGACAGAAGAAGATTCTTTATTTACAAAAAATCAAATTGAAATTGCATTAAAAAGAGGTTTAAAAAATAAAGAAGATTTTCCAGAAAAGAAATCTTTCTGGGACAAATTATGGAATTGGTAAAAATAATTACTGATTCTCTTAGATATATTATTCTAAGAGAATCAGTAATTTATTAATAAATTATATAATTCTTTTACTTCTTGATAACAATCCCATTTTTCATTCATGTAATGAAAATTATTCGGATCAGATATTAATAATTTATAACATAACTCTCATAACATGGATTATCAAAATGTATTATCAAAATGTATTATCCATACAGGTTTAGATTTTAATAATTCTAATTGTAAACCAAGTGGCATTTCTTTTTTAGCTCTTTTAGATTTATTTAATAACCAAAAAATACCATTATTATATGCAATATCATTAGTATTATTTAATTTATAATATTGGATTTCATTTTGTAAGGAATTCATATAATTCTTTCACTTCTTGATAACAATCACATTCTTTATTAATATAATTAAAATTATAAATATCTCTATATAATGTATATTGACATACTTTAAAAGATATATTATTTATAAAACATAAAGACTTTGGATGAAATTTAGCAACATATAATTGAGCTTTTATACTAGGATTTTTAATAAATCTAATGTTCCAAATATTACTTTTGATACTTGCAAACTGACACCTTTCAGATGGGTTTTCAATATGGTCAATTAAAAAATTATACTTTTCAATTACTGAAAGTTGATCATCTTCACATAATTGATTTAAATTTAATTTTTTTATATATTTCCAATCATTTAATAGTTGTGGAGTTGATCTTATCATTTTTTCTCCTTATTATTTAAAAAGTTTACATTAATATTATAATTTATATATTAAATTTTAGAATATTAATATAAGTTTTTTAAATTAATTTTTTAAGCGGTAAAAAATAGATTCTTTTGTTGAATTTTGCCGCTTCCAAAAAATAGGAATAAATAATATGTTATCTGTTAATTCACTTTATCGCAATTCATATAAAGATAGTTTTGATAGTCTTTATGAATCTATATTAAATGATTTTGATGTAGATAATATTAATCCATTATTCGAAGTATCTATTGATGCTCCTAGATATTTTAAACAATTAGAAATAGATTTAGATATATTCACTAAGAAAAAATATAAAGATTTTTCTAAAGCTGAATTAAATAAAATAGCTAAACAATTATCTAAAACATTAAATCAAATATTAAATGTTGACACTGAAGTTAAAATAGATAATTTTAAAAATTGTATGGTGTATCCACAATATTATTTTTTAGAAGAAAGACATCAAAAAGTAGATAAAGATAATAAATTGATTATTGAAGAATCTTTACTTAATGTCAAAAAAGTATATTTTTTTATTGATATTAAAATGTTTATATATGATTTAAAATTAACACCATCTGAATTAGTTGGTATATTACTTCATGAAATTGGTCATTTAACATATCATCGAAATTTTATTACTAACTTTTTCGGTCAATTTTTAAGTAGATTTAAAAATGTATTAATTATAAGTTCAATTTTTTCATTTATTAAAATGACTTTATATGCTTTTCCACCACAATTCATTGCTTTATTTTTATCTATTATTTTTTTATTTACTCGAACACTTTCATTTTTTGAACACAAACAAGAATATTATTGTGATAAATTTGCTGCTAAATATGGGTATGGAGATGAAATAGCTAGTGCATTTGTTAAATTGGGAAATTATACCAATACACTTCCAAAAACAACAAGGACATTATTAAAAAGAATAATTGATTTTATTAAAACAATTTTTAATTCGTCTACTCATCCAAATAATATCAATCGAATTTGTACAATTGCTGAAAAATTAAAAAAAGATTATATTAATAATTATCCAACAATAAAACCTACTCTCGAAAGAGATTTAAATAGATTAGGTTGTTAAAGAATCTAAATTCTGCCGCTTCCAAAAAAATAAATAGGATAAGACAATAAAAATCATCTTATTATCTTATCCCATATTAAAATTATACCATTGTAAATTTTAAAAGAAATTCACTTAAATCTCTAATAAATGGAGCATCTTTAGGATTTTTTAATTTATTATAAATTACAACAGTATTACCTTCTCTATTATTTGTTGCATCATATCCAATATTAATTATTTCATAAATATCTCCATTTTTAATATTTTTAAATAATTTACCTTTGTTCTCTTTATTCATTTTTATAATTTCATTTAATCTAAATTCTTTCATATCCATATTAGCAACCATACATGTTACCTTTATATTTTAAGAAATTTATATAATTCTAATGCTTTATTATAGTAACAACAATAACGATTAATTTGATATATTGAATTTGTATTATATATAATATATTGACAAACTTCAAAACTTGGATTTTGAAATAAATGAATATAATTAAAATTCCAAATTGGATGTAAATCATTAACTTTTAAATTTAATAATATAACTAATTCAATAAACTTAGAATAATATGGTATATTTAATTTATAATCTAATAAACACCATAAAAAATTATTTTGACAAGAAAGAAACATATCATCAGTTGGATATTTAATAAAATTAATATTGTATGGATCATTTTTAATTCCTTTTAATATATATTTATTTAACCATTTTAATTCTTTTGGAATTGGTAAAATATTTCTTTTTTCTATTTCATAATAATATTTAAATATTTTTCTAAAGAATTGATTTTTTTTATTTTTATATTCAATATCTTTATTATATTTTTTCATTTCTTTAAAAATTCATATAATTCTTTTACATTTTCAAAACAATCACATTCTGGATTAATAAAACTTAATAACCTGTTTAATCTTTTATTATCATATACTAAATAATAAGTTTGATAATCTTTAATATCATCAAATTTATTAATATTATTGAATAGAAATTCTTGACATACTTTATAGGTAGGATTTTTAATGTAAGAGATATTAAATCCACTTTTATGTTTAGCTAAATATATAGATCTTGGAGTTCTAATAGCTAATAATTGTAATTCTTCATCAGGACCATCAATATATTTAATATTAGATCCATCTTCCTTTATTAATTCAATGATTTCTTCACGAGTCATTCTAGAACATATTTCTTTTTGTTCTATAAATTTGTATTGATAATCTAATAAAGATTTAGATGAATTATAATATTTATGAGTATTCATTATTTTAGACTATTTATTTTTTAATATCCATTACTAATAGAATCTTTTGTCGCATTCACAATATCAGGAATAGAACTTTGTATTGCCATTGCAAACATATCTCTAAAAAATGTAGCTGCTAATTTATTAGCTTTTTCTTCAAGTACTTTTTCAAACTTATCTGATAATAATACTCTATAATCTCCATCTATATATTCGCTCCCAGTTTGAAATTCAGGGCTTCGAAAATGTTTTTCAAGTCGAGTAATAACAATATCTCGACATTGATTCCATATAATAGCTCTAAACGGAGATATTGGAGTTGTTAATTCTGAGACTTTATTATAATTAGTTACACCTTTAATAGTAAAATTCTCAGATGTAGTTTCAAAAAATGCTTTAATTTCATCATCAATAAGTTTTTTAAATTTATATGATGGAATAAGATTAAAGAAATTCAATTTTACATTTTCTGTAATCTTCTCTTTAAGATCTTGCATATTCATTAGTTCATTAGTCATACTTTTTCTCCTTTAAATTTCCAGATTTTATTTTTAAGACCTTTAATTATTATAAAATTAGATTTACACCATTTAATAATTTCACTTTGTTTTTGAAAATTTAAATTAATATCTAGATCATTTTCAATTTGTTCTTGTTCTTCTTTAGATAATAATTCACCTTTGATTTTAAAAATTTGTTCTTTATTATTTTTAAAGAATAAAATACCATCATATGTATTTATACTTAACTCACCTGTAATAATTTGAGCAGGTTTAGGAATAAATCCTGGAGTATTTGATCGTTTTAATAATATTCTTTGAGACTTATCTTTCCATATTTCACCGTAATCTAACATTATTCTCCTTCTCCTTTTACTTTATTAAAAATTCATAAAATTCTTTTATCTTTGGATATTCAGGATGATCAGTTCTAATGAATTGATAATAATCTATATCATCATATAATACTTCTTGGATCTCTTTAAAATTAATAAAATTATTTTTTAAGTTATATTCAACAACTGGATCACGAAACCTCTTAATTTCTAATTAAAAATTCTTAATATACTTTTAATTCTTTTGTAATCGGCAGATTCTTTTCTTTTTGTCATAATTTTAAAAACCTATAGTATTCTTTTATTTCATTATAATTTTTAGTATCTTCTGAAATATTCTCGAATATATTTATATTAGATTGAATTATTTTAAAATAAATATGTAATGGTAAATTTCTAAAATATTTTATTACTGGTATCCAATTTTGCCATAACATATCACCATTATTATATGTTATTTGTTTATTTTTTGGTGGATATACTAATTTACATAATAATTGAATTAATATATCTTCATTAAATTTACCTTTTAAATATCTTTGTTCAATATATTTAGAAAATTTTTCTATATCTATTTCTATTATAACTAATAATTGATTTAAAGGTAAATCATCTAATTGAAGTTTTTCAATTCCATTAAAACAATTTGAAATATGAAGATGTTGAATATAATTATCTGGAAATGTTTTTAAAAATTGATAATCTTCAGATTCTTTCATTATTTTCCTTTCTAAAAATATAAAATTTAAAAAGTCTTATATTAATATAATTTATATATTAAATTTAAGAATCTTAAAAAAGAATCTACTTTTTCGCCGCTTCCAAAAAAAATAAAATAGGTGATAAGATATATAAATCTTATCATATCACCTATAGGTTTTAATATTACACACTTTTCATATAATTATCAATTTCAGGGCAATATTTCAAAAAAGCATATAATTGTGCTTCTTCTTTTGTATCAAATGTAATTCCTTTTAATTCTTTAATCCAATATTTTTTAGTATCTTCAATATATTGGTATGTATATTTATTTTCAAATTCTTTTAACATTTTAATAACGGTATATATATTTGAAATTTGGTCTGCATTATAAAATAATGCATTGATAATATGTTTGGTAATTCTATTATTTTCCAAAGTAGGGATTTTAAGTTCGATATATTTGTATTCATCTGCCATGATTTTTATTCTCCTTTTTATCTTTCATTTAATGGAAATATTTCTTCTAATGTTTTGCCCTCATTATAATCTTTTTCAGATTCCATAAATTTTTTAATATTTTTACTATTAATTATAATATCCATTTGTTCTAATTCTTTAAAACATTCGTCACAAATATATCCATAATTTTTATTATACCGGTTACACATAATATTTGTACAACCATTTCTATAACATGGCATTACGCCCATATTATTCTCCTTTTTACCTTACCTTTTATTTAAGACTATGTCGTTTAATAAAATTAATATCCTCTTTAATTTCTTTATCTGAATAACCAATATGTTGGTTATCCATAATTTCACTGGTTGTACTTTCAATCAATTCAATTGCTTTTTTTGGATTTTTCATAATAATACTTGCTGCACCTAAAATTAATCCAAGTTGAACACCAGTTACTAAGTATCTGTTAGCCATGGTTCTTATTCTCCCTTATTTAGACAGTTAAAAATTCTTTAATAATCTATTTTTCGCCGCTTCCAAAAAATAATTTTATTTTCTTTCTAACGGTTGACCACAAAATTCACAACAATCACATGCTGGATCGTGGATCTTATGATACATACAAAATCCAAATGGGGACTTTGGACAGTCCCATTCTGTTGAGATATAATACCATTCTATTTCTTCATCAATTTCAGGATGTTCTTTTCCATCTCTATCTCTATACATTAATTTATATCCTATTCTATCTAATTCTTCTTTAGCTATTTCATAAATATATTCACTTAATACACTAATTTGATTATAGACTTGTTCAATTTTCTTTTTAATTTCTTCTTGTTCATATTTAACAATTTCTATTTCATTAAGTATTTCATTATTTCCCATTATTTTTATTCTCCTTTATTTAAAGATTGTATGAATAATAAATCTAAAGAATATTAATAGAACACAAAACATACAAAAAACAATAACATCAGACATTATTTATTCTCCATTTTTAGATTTTTTCATAGAGTTAAAAATTGATATAACTCTTTTAATTCATTATAATCTTCTCTAGTTTTATTTATAAAGAAGAAGTAATATGATGATAAATATATAAATTTTTTTAATACTTTAAATTTTAAGAAATTTTTATTATCATTAATAATAATATTTATAGCATGTTTATTTAATTTTAATTCGCTATCTAATGTTATTAAATTTATAAATTGAATATTAATTTTATTAGATTCATTTTTAATTTTATTAATATATTCTTTAGAGATATTTCTTTTATCAATATAATATTCACCACCATGAGTAAACATTTTTATCACCTTTACATAGTTAAGAATTCATATAATTCATATACTTTTGGAAATCTTTTAATATCCACATATTGAATTGCATTTGGATCTTTTCTAATAGCTTCAAGACAGAGTTCTTCTGTTTGATTTTTAACATATTGTAATGATGATCCATCTTTTTTAACAGCTTCTAAACATATCTCTTCTGTTTGATTTTTAACAAATTGTAATGATGATCCATCTTTTTTAACAGCTTCAAAACATATCTCTTCTGTTTGATTTTTAACAAATTGTAATGCATATCCATTTCTTTTAACAGCTTCTAAACATATCTCTTCTGTTTGATTTTTAACAAATTTTAATGCATTTTCATTTTCTTTTACAGCTTCCATACAAATTTGTTCTGTTTTATTTTTAACATATTGTAATGCCCACCCATTTTGTCTTATAGCATCAATACATATCTCTTCTGTTTGATTTTTAACATATTGTATTAACAAGCCACTTTCTTTAACTTTTCTTAAACAATAATCTTTATCATACCATTTTAAAAGTTTTTCTTTCGTATAATACATATTTTTATTCCTTTCTAAAAGATAAAAATTTTTATTCTATATTTATTATTTATATATAAATCTGTTGAATCTTAAATAAGTTAAAACTCTTTTAATTTTCTAAAATTTTCAACAATTTTAACTTATAATATAGACGTGTAAATTCTTATGAATATTAATTTAATTCTATTTTTGACTCTTTAAAATAATTTTAATTTCTGAATTTTTATTTTTTAGGACGGGATAAAAACAAGATTCTTTTTAGATTAATTAGATCTTTTTGGTAAGCGGCAGATTTTAAAATTTTGCTACTTTAGAAAATTTAAAAATCTTTAAATGATAACTTTAACCTTGGTGGGAAATTGCTCACCAAACTGAGTGAAAATTTAGATTTATCTTTAAAAAACTCTATTTAATTTTAAATAATTTTATTTTTATTCTTAAAAACTCTTTAATAATCTATTTTTCGCCGCTTCCAAAATAAAATAAATTAATAAAAAGGTGTTTTATGATTTCTACAAATAACATATTCCTTGAAGCATTAAATCCTACTATTAAAAAATCTTTTATTCAATCTGGTAAATTATTAGGTGCTGGAGCTGGTTTAGGGATTTCTAGTGTGGGGAAAACATTAGATTATTCAGGTAAAAAATTATATGATAAATTATCAGATAAGAATCAAAAAGATAATCAAAATAAAAAATAATTTAAATCTTTCTTATTAATTCTCTTTTACAAGAACTAATAAGAAAGATTTATTTATTATATTCTTTTTAATATTTAACTCTAAAACATAGATATTGAATTACATAATTATATTCTTCTTCATTTTTAAAATTATTTGGATCTAAATGCCATTCATTAATCCAAGATTCTTCTTCTTTGTTTTTAATAATATCAGACCACATATCAAATGTTTGATTTTTAATTAATTGATGAATAAATTTTCTACCTTCAATATCTTTTTTTAATACTCCTCTTTTAACATCATTATTAATATTATTTAATCTCTTTTTTATACTTTTAATTTTTTCAATATCTTTTTTTAATTGAATAAACATTTTATAATAATCTTCAATTAATATTTCTTTATTAATCTTAAAATATATTGTGAATCTATATTTATTATTAATTTTCTTTAATTTATATGAATCTATAATATCTTTGTATTTATGATTCTTTAATAATTGATCTAATTTTTCTTCTAATTGATATGTATAATTTTTTATTCCCCACCAACAATATCGATATAGACCATTCTTTAATATATTAGAATCAATACCATTGTAAGCTTTATAATAATTAAAATATCTATTAATTTCATTACTAATATCATTTCGAATTGCAATTATTTTTTTTTGAAGATTTTTATTTAAGATTTGCATTTAATTATTAATTCAATATAATTTAATTTTATCATTTAAATTAAATGATCAATTTGAGTATCAATATGTTTTTTTAATTCTTTAAATTGATTTTCTATATCTGATTGAGATACTAATTCAGTTTTGAATTGATCTAATGTTTGATCTATTGTTTCTAACAAATTATTATTTTCATCAATATTTTGATCTATTGTTTCTAACAAATTATTATTTTGAATAATATCATTTTTAATATCTCCAAGATCATTTTCTATATCAGTAATTCGATCATCTAAATGATCAATTTTTTCAATAAGAATATTTAATTTATAACTTATGATATCTAGTAATTCTTTTTGTTTCTTTTTTGACGAAATAATAAAATCAGTTTTAATTTTTTTAGGTTCGATAATTGGTTCTGATTCTTCTTTTGTACGTGTTTTTAGTAAATCTTTTTCTGGTTCATTAATCAAATATTTTTCTTCAATGATAAAATAATTTCCATCGATAGCTACTCTATATTTATAATCTATTTTAGTATCGCTTTCTGAATATCTTTGTTCAATAATAAGACCTTTAATATACTCTATTTTATAACTGTTTTTTAAAGTATAAACAGTATCACCAATTTTATATTTAAATTGAAATGGAATATTTAATTTATCAAATTTATGTTGACCAATAATATCTTCTTCTAGAATATTTAAAATAATATTTTCATCAATTATTGTTTTAATATCATAACTAATTTTTGAAACTCCATTTTTATTAAAAATAATATGTCTTTTAATTATTGTTCCAGATATTTCAATTGGATTTTTAATTAAGATAATATCATTAAGATCGTATTTAAACATTTTGTTCTCCTTTTTATATTGTTAAGAATTTATATAGTTCATTAACTTCATTATAACAATTATATTTTTTACATTTGTTCTTATCAAAATTATAATTAAAATATTTTAAATTTTTAGTTAATAATGATTGCCACATATTAAATGTATGATGGTGAATTGTTTTTATATATTTTGGATGTTTATCAATAATATCTTCTTGTAATTCAATTGGTAATTGATTAATAATACGTTTATAGTTATTTGTTATATGATAAAATCCATTATCACAACAATAATATAATTTTTGAAGATCTTCTGAATATTTAGACATATTTTATATCTTTAAGAAATTATATAATTCTATTACTTCATTATAACAATTATATTTAAAACAATTATCTTTATTTAAATATTTAAACCATTTTAAATTTTTAGATAATAATATTTGCCACATATTTAATGTATGATGATTAATTAAATAAATTATAGTTGGAGTATATGAAATAATATCTTCCTGTAATTCAATTGGTAATTGATTAATTGATTGAATATGTAAATCATTTTTAACATTATCATCAATAGGATAATAAGCTCTAAAAAATTGATATATTAATTGAATTTGAAGTGGATAATTATTAATATCTATATTGATCATGTTTTCTCTTTTCTTATATAGTTATATAGTTAAATATTTATACAATTCATATAGTTTATAATACTCTGGATGTTCTTTATTAATATGTTTAAATAATTTTGGATTTAAATATAATAAATTTTGCAAAGTTTCAAATTTAAATCTATAATTATATCGCATAAATACTCTTCGGTCATCTATTTTAGATTGATTATAATAATCATAAATAGGTGCGCATTTAATATTTATAAAAACCATTGTTTTTGTTATTTCTTTATTTTGATATTTATTAATTTGTTTAATAATATAATCTTCATATTCTTCGATAGTTATAAATTTCATAATGTTAAAAACATATATAATTCATATAATTCTTGATAATATTTATGAGTTAAATCAATACATTGAATTATTTCTGGCTTTTCATATATTAAATTAGATAAAATATTATAATCTAATTTATGTTGATGTTCATCTAATACTTCATTTTTTAATGTGGGATTACTATAATTAACATATGATGGATTATTTATATAATATATACCTTCATTATATGATAGTATAATATAAATTATTTTATTAATACAATTTATATTATTATAATAATAATCGCGTAATAAATTATCTAATTTATTTATAGGATCTAAATCATATAATTTTATCATAATGTTAGAAATTTATATAATTCTTTAACTTGTTTTTGTAATTCATAATCATTACTTGGTATAGTTATATATTTATAATAATTAATATTTCTTATTAATAACCATTCACATAATTCATAAGATGGATATTTAATATATCTTAGTAACTTATTATGAGCAGTTATATAAGTTATATATAACCAATTCGATATAAATAATTTAACAAATTCTTTATTATCGATATTATAATTATATAATTTTGCAATTAAGTTAATAATTTTATAATCATATCCTCGATATAAAGTATCAATTATATCAAATTGTTTTTGAATCGGCAAATTCTTGAATGAAGACTTATTATTAACAATAATATTTTTTGAATATAAAAATTCATCTGTATTATAATTTGTTTTATTTAATATATATTCATTAAGTATTTTATAGTCAACACCATTTATCACATATTTATTCATTTTATATCCTTAGTGTTTTGAAAATTATATATAATCTCGCCGCTTCCAAAATAAATAATCTTTAGCCATATTTTATTCTCCTTTTTTATATTCTTTTAATATTATAATTTATATATGTAATCTTATAATATTAAAAATTTATAAAAAATAAAAAGAGAGTAATTATGATTTTTAAATGGATAACAAATATTGGATTGGGTATAGGATTGTTTATTAATTATATTTTAAATATCTTTAAAAATAAAAATTAGTGAAATAATATAAATTCACTAATTTATTAAAGAGTTAAGAATTTAAATAACTCTTTTAATTCTTTATAATATTTATGATTCTCATTAATATTTTGTATTAAAAATTTATTATGATAAATTAATTTTGACAATATTTCATAATCTAATAGATGTTGATTTTCTTTTAATATATTACTTTTAATTTCAATATTATATTTGCCAAAATCACAAGGTTTAATATTAAATTTTATATTGTCAATTATTAAATCTATTATACAATTAAATGTACGATCATCTTTATTTCCATTATTGTAATCATTTATTAATTTTTCAATTATATTTTTATTATAATTTTGTGAATTCATACTGTCAAAAACTCATATAATTCTTTTACTTGCTTTTTTATTTTTGAATTTTTAAAATCAAAATATTTAAAATAACCTAAATGTTTATATAATAACAATTCCCATATTTCATAAGAGAAACTATTTGCATAATGTGCTACCATTTTAAAATGTGAAAAATAATTAATTGTATTAAATATTAATCTAAATATTTCTTCTGGAATTTTATTATTATCATATAATTCAAAAATTAAATATACAAAATCATCATAATTATGGACATAATCATATCTGTTTATAGTTAGAATATATTCAATTAAATTATATTGTTTTTGAATCGGCAGATTTTTGAATCTAATATCATCATAAATTGAAATTTGATATTTATTGAGTACTGTTTGAATATTAATATCATCTTCTTCACTAATAATTTCAAATTCATAGCTTTTAGAATTTATTAATTCATTTTGGTTAATCATATTAAAATATTTATTTAAAGAATCTATATCTTTTTTGTTCATATTGTTAAAAACCTATATAACTCATCAATTTTAGTTTGTAATTCATTATTTGTAATATACAAACTATAATATAAAAATTTATTATAATATAATAATTGTTGATAATCTTCAAAAGTTAAATATTCAGAATAATAAATTAAAATATTATTTGTTTCATTTGCTGATAAATTTTGCAATATTAAATTCAATATTTCTATTGGAATATAATTATCATATATTTGTGTAATAAATTTTGCAAATATATCATAATACATAATATTTTTTACTAAAAATAACATAAAATCATATTGTATATTAATTGATAATTTTTTGAATTTTATATCTGAATAAAAATAATCACTATTAATTTTACTTTCAATTCTATCATCGACATAATCATAAGTTGTATTATTATTTATTTGTTCAACAATTAATTCATATTCTTTTTGTATCATATGAAACCTTATTTTTCATAAGTTTGAAATTTTATAAATTCTGCCGCTTCCAAAATAATATTAAATAGTAAGAAATTCATATAACTCTTTTAATTGTTGATAATTTTTATGATTCTTATTAATTTTGTTAATTATACTTGGATATCTATATAATAATCTTGACAATATATTATAATCTAAATATTCTTGATAATTATTTAATAAATGATTTTTAATTTTAATTTCACTATACTTTGTATAAGTAGTATTATCTGGAATAGCTTGATAACTATTATTAGAAAATATATAATTGGTAACTTTTTTAATATATTCAAGATTATTTTTATCAGAATTATAATCTCTTAATAAAGATTCAAATACACCTCTTGTGATATATTCATATTTTATTCTATTTTTATTCATATTGTCAAAAACTCATATAACTCTTTTAATTTTTTATAATCTTTATGATCTTCTTTAATACATTTTATTATTTCAGGATTATAATATAATAATCTTGATAATATATCATAATTTAATAAACTTTGATGTTTTAATAATAATGTATTTTTAATAATAATTTCATGATTATCAAAAACTTCAGCAGGAGCAGGTATAAATGTATAATCATTAAAACTTAATATATAATTAAATAGGGTATCAATATTATCTTTTTTATATTTAGTTATATTATTAATTATATTCATACTGTCAAAAACTCATATAATTCTTTTAATTCTTTTTTATGTGGATGATCTTCTTTAATAATTATATATTTATAATATTTAGGATTTAAATATATTAACCATTGGTACATATTAAAAGATAATGATTGATTAGAAGTTATTAAAAATGTTTTCATTAATATATGATTTTTCTTCTTTTGAAATAATAATTGCAATATATCTTCTGGAATAAAATCATCATATAATATATTTAATAATTCAATAAACATTTGATCATATATTCTAATATCATTTAATATCATAATTATATTTTTCTGTATATCATAATTATATTCTTGAAAATTTTGTCCATATTGAGTATTATTTTGAATGTAATTTAAAAATTTTTGTTTTGCAAATTGAACGTGCATTCGATAATTCTCTGTAATAAAATTTTGCATAGCATCCCATTGTGTTTTATTCATATTATTTCCTTTTTAAATTATAAAAGATTATTTATATTATTTATATATTAAATTTGACAATATTAAATAAAAATAGGATATTTGATCATGTCTATTTATTGTAAAGATTGTTCTGAATTAATAACGAAAATAAATAAGTTTGGTGTAACTAGTTATTGTAAAAAATTTAATGAATATTTAAGAGAAGTCCCAATGGATAATAATATTATTAAATATCCAATTAAATGTTTAGAATGTATTAATCAAGAAAATAAAAAAAGGTTAAATTATGTTTTCAGTAAATAAATTATTTGAATTTACAGAAGAGACTCAAGAAAGAAAATCAGTTCAAAGTTTTTTAAATAAAACAAATCCAGAACCAAATTTAAATGACAATTATAAATCTAAATTTAATGAAATAACTATTTTATGTAATAATGCGACGGCATATGAATCGTTAGTTCCTCTTTTAAAATATATTGCAAGAAATGGAAATCCTGGTCATTCTTTTGATATAATTGTTGATCCAGATAGTTCAGAAAATAAAAGATCTTTTGAATTTGATGGTGATGGATCTCATTATATTAAAGAAATAACATTAAATTCTATTGATGTTGACAAGATTATCAAAGGTAAATAAATGGTATATTATATACTTATAATTTTAAATATAATTGCATTTGTTGCAGTAGTTGATATGCTATTTGCTTGTGCATATTTAGGGTGGTTTCAATTTATAAAAATAAAAAAATTATAAATATTATTATTCTTTTGGAGATTATTATGGACCAAAATAGATTATTCAGAATGATTGAAGAAAATCGACCATATAATAAATTTCCATATATCTGTTCTTCTGGTGAATCTGTTATTGGTATTGGAAGACCTTTGTGTAATGGTGTTCGATATAGTGAAGCAAGATTTATGCTTAAAAATGATATAGACCAATGTCGTTGGGATCTTCAAAAAATATTTATAGGTCAATTTGATATTTTACCCGATCTAATTCAAGAAGTTTTATTATATATGAGTTTTCATTTAGGTTTAGATAAATTTCAAGAATTTAAAAAATTTATTAATGCTATTAAGAGATGGGATTTTGATTATGCATCTGATGAATTATTAAATTCTAAATGGGCAAAACAAAAGCCTGGATTAGTTAAAAAATTAGCGAATACAATACGATTTGGATGGAGATAATTTATGGCATACTATGATTATAAAGATCAATGCGGTAATTGGAATTATTCAGATAATAAGACTAAATTAGAAGAACAAGAGGCAATATTAAATTTAAAAAAAGAATTATTAGATAAATGTGAACCAGTTTCACCTCATTTTTCTAAGACAATTGATAAACATTTTTGGGAATTATTTTAATTAAATAATCTAAATCTTGTCGCTTTCAAAAATAAAAATCTAATTAACAAAAGAAGGAAATATAAAAATAATCTTATGATTCAAATACATAATTTTTATTCAGATTTATTATTGTCTATTCGATCTCTTTTTGATACTCAAATATTTTCTTCTAATTTCATTAAACATTACTCATTTAACATGGCAAACAGAACTTTCGAATTATCAAAAAGAGATTATAAACCAAATAGAGCATTGCCGGCAATTATTATTAATTTATTGACTGAAGAGTATACCTTTGGAGAAAGACCAACAAATATTAGTCAAAGTAAATTACCAAATATTAACCAAATTCCTGTATTATATGATCAAGAATCAAATAATATTATATACACACAGGAAGAACATACAACAGTATCTATTAATGTAAATATAAATTGTGAAAGTCAATTTCAAGCAAAGGAAGTTGAATTTCATGTTAAAAGATTTTTACCATTAACTAAATATACAAATATATTATCATTTACTTCATTTTTAGAAATAAATAATCAATACTTATTAAATATAGGTATAGACCCAAATGATAGGCAAATAACTAATTTATTTGTTAAGTTAAATAAAAATCTAGGTCGTCTTGAGTATTGTTATTCAATGTTTTACAATCCAAGTATAAGATTAGATTCTATTGATTCATCTATCTCGACAAGTTCTCAACAATCATTTACAGTATCTTTGACTCTTTCTTTAATGATTCAAGTCCCATTATATATCTTTTCAGAAAAAGAAACTGGAACAATTGAACGAATTAATGTTGATTTTACAAGAATCGGAAATGATCCAATTACAATAAATTCAACAAGATCATTTATTAAAGATACAAATGATTATTTACTATTATCAGAATCAACAAAGAATATAAAAGCAAATCTCTTATTATTTAATCTTCTTGAAGATAATAATTTGACATCTCTTACAGTTAATGATATTGATTATAAATTATTTGAAGTATATATTCCTGAAAAAGATTTAGTTTTACAAGAGAATTTTATATTTAGAATCTTTGATATAAGAAATCAAATACATGACATAACACCAACATTAATTGATACTGATATTAATACCGTAAAGTTTCAAGTTACAGACGAAGATTATCAAAATTATTATAATGCTTCGTTAACAACACCCATTATTTTACAGATTATTGAAAATTTAGAATAATATTTTATTGTTATTTTAAATATTTGATAGTTATTTATTTAATTTTAAAATTTTTATAGGAGTTTTAACATTATGTCCGCATTAATTGCACTGATGAAAGATGAAGATTTAACTGCTGTTTTCGAAAACGTATTCATGGAATCTGCTGCAGAGATTTTAGCTGGTTTAAGTGATGATGATCTTGAAAAAGTCGCTCAGTATGTAGCTATGTTAAAAGAAAAGAAAGTTAAACCTGCAGATGAAGCAGAAATTTCTGAAACATTAGTTCCTGTTCTTGAGCATAATGCTGCTCTGTATGGAACTTTTTTATATGAATCTGTTGAAGAAGAATTGACTGATGAAGAAGCTAAAAAATTATTAGAAACTGTTCGTGAGCATTTTGGTCGTGAATTTATTATTGAAGCAATGTCCCCTGAGAATAAAGCTCGTCTGAAGAAAGCAGCTAAGATTGCTGGTGGTGTAGGTGCTGCTGGTTTAGCTGCTGGTGCTGCTTATGCTAATAAAGATGATATTGCCAAAGGTGTTAAAAAAGCTGGAGATACAGTAAAGAATTTTGTGAGTGGTGATGGTAGTGGTGCTAAAGTAGCTGGTGATCGTCCTAATACTACTGCAGGAATGGTTAAACCTGTTGATGATCGACCTAATGCAACTAGAGATCAAACTCCAACAGCAGGTAATAGACCTAATACAACTGCCGCTAAAGATATTAGTAAACCTAAAGACTCAGTTGGTACTCTTAAAGAAAAATTAAAATGGTCTAGATAATTTATTAAATCTTAGGAGAAAATCATGTTATCAGTTTATCCTATTATGGAGGCTCTTTCTCCTGAAGGTAAAGCTAGATTAAAGAAAAGTGCTATTGGTACTGGTTTTATAGCTGCAGGTGCAGAAACTGTTGGTAAAGTTGGTCAAAAAATAAATACAAACAAAGTAAATTTAAAAATAAGAGAAGTACCACATGGGCCAAGAGATAATGAAACTTGGCGTCAAGCAAGTAAGTTTATTAATGATAAAGAAGAAAAAGCAGAAGCTTTTAGAAAAATTCGACCAACTCAAATAATTAAATCAGCTATCGATAAATATCAAGACAATAAATAATCATTTTAAATTTTTAAAAAGATTTAAAGGAGTAAATAATAATGGCATTAGACATTAATAAAATCATTCGTGAAAGCATTAATGAAACAGTAATTGATCCGGAAACTGATGATCCTGATAAAAAGACTAAAGTAGTTGTAGAAACTGCTACTGATCAGGCAGTAGACACTGGTGCGGCAGAAACTGCAACAGATGATGTTGCTGGTGATGCAAATAAAATGTGTGTTGCATCTGCAATATCTGCAGGTCTTGGTGCAATGACTCTTCGAAATCATCTTCGGACGATTAAATAAAAATATTTTTAAATAATATTATAAATTTTAAAATTTCAACATATGGAGATTTTACACATGAGTATTTTAGATACCATTTTTGAGAATGAAGATTTCAAAAATTATATGACCGAGAATGAAGAAGTAATGACTGAAGCTGAAGGAATGATTAATGACTTTCCTAAAGTTCTGAAATCATTCGTTCTTGGTAACCCGAAAGAATTCTTAGCAGAGAATGAAGATCAGACTCGTAAGAATATTAAAGTTTTTGCTGAAGTAGCAACTGCTCAGTATATTCAGGAAGTTTCTTCCATGCTGGCAGAATCAATTGAAGTTCCTGAAGTAAAGGATGCTTTGACTGAAAATAGTGCTATTGCTGCTTATCTCTAATTAGTTAAGGGTAGGACAGAATAATAAGTATAAAATTATTCTGTCCTATTCTTTTAACAGTAAGAAATTTCAAATTTTATATATAAATAAAAATTTGGAATAAATCTTAGAAAGAGATAAAAGGTGATATAATGGCTGATAAAGAACAAGTTGCAGATGTTATTAAAAAAGTTGGATCTGCTGTAAAAGATCATGTTACTGAAAATCCTGGAAGATTAGCTGCTGGTGGAGCTATGTTATATGCATTGAAAAAATATAATGATGCTAAAAAGAAAAAAGACCAGTTTGGTAAATCTGAATATAGTGATATGGCTAACACTTCTAGTGAAATGTATTCTATAAAATAAAATATAATATTTTTTTTGGAAGCGGCGATTTCTTGGGTTTTTAAAAGTAGATTTTTAGAGTATTTATTATACAAATTATATTATTTTTGAAAAATAGAAAAATCTATGAAATTACTCGAATTTCCGCCGCTTTTAAAAAATATAAATAAATTAAAACGGAGAAAACATTTAAAATGTTAGACTTGATTATTGTGTTAGTCTGCTTATTTATTCCTTTCGGTATCTTCTCGATATTTTCACTATGTTATATTTCAAGTAAAGCAGATAAAGAAATAGAAGAAATTTATAAAAAAGAATTAATTAAAAGAAATAAAAACCCATTAAAAAAAGGTTCATATGATTGCTTTAGTAATAGGCCACTCGAACAAGTCTAAAGGGGCATATAATAAAAATAATAATATTAGTGAATTTGAATTTAATGAAAAATTAGTTAATTTAATAAGTAAAGATTTAAATAAAGAGTTAATAAAGAATGAAATTATATATAGATCTAATTATAACGAATTACCTAATAAAATTAATGAATTAAAGCCTAATTTTATTGTTAGTTTTCATTGCAATGCTTTTAATACTAAAGCATCTGGAACCGAGATGTTATATTATCATTCAAGTGAAAATGGTAAAAAAATAGCTGAAATCTTTCAAAAGAATATTGTTAGTTGTTTAGAATTACCAGATAGAAATGTAAAACCTAAACATACTGAAGATCGTGGTGGTTATTTATTAAGATATACTAACGCTCCATGTATAATTTCTGAACCATTTTTTATTGATAATGATAATGATTATAAAAAAGTAATGGAACGATATTTTCAGTTTATTAAAGCTAATGTAGATAGTTTTATTGAAGTAAATGATAAATTATTTTAGTTAACGGAGAAATTTAAATGATTTCTATGTATTCTGTTATTAATGAAGGTAAGAAATTAAGATATGCTGGAGCGGCATTAACTGGATTAGGAGGATCTTTTACAGGTGGAGGACTTATTGGAGGAATACAAGGTCAACAAAAAAGTGAATATGGAAAACAAATAGCTCGTCAAAATAAAGATCCTAAAGCTGAATATGAACATCGTAAAAAAGCACCATTAAGAATGATAGGAAGATCTATTTTAGGTTCTATTCCTGTTGCTGGTGCTGTTGGTAATGTTATATCACAACGAGGATTAGAAAAACAAAAAGATGAATTAAAAAAATCTTTTAAAAAATGATAAAAAATAAACTTTGGAAGCGGCGAAAAATAGATTCTTATAGATCTAAATTCCGCCGCTTCCAAAAAACTTAATTATTATTTATTTTAAATTAAACCTTTTATTTGCTTGACTAATTTTGTGAAAGTGATAATTCGAACAAATGTCTTGATTGCATGTTAAATTCATAGCATGTTCAGAACATTTATTTTCAATTTTACTCGGACAATCTTTACTAAATCTATTAAAAGGTATAATAGTAGTTGTATCATTTGATTTATTAAATAAATAATATACTCTTACTGTTATTAAAAATATAATAAGTATAAATAATAAAAGTATTATAAACTCGTTCATTTTTTGTTCTCCTTTATATTGTCATAAATTTATATAATTCTTTATATTTATTATAATTATCACATTTATTATTGATATAGTTAAAATATCTGGGATTTTTTTCTATTGCTTTATAAATAATCTCATAACACGGATTAATTAAATTTAATAAATATATATCTAATGAAAACTGATTATAAAAACTATCTAATTTTATTTTATTTAATTCGTTAAAAATTTCTAATTGAATATCTTTATCAATATATTTAATATATCTTGTATATTTATATTTTCTTTCTTTAATTAATTTTTGATATTGATATTCTTTATTAATATTTAATTTAATTATATTTTTAATAGATATAGTAATTTTAAATTCACTTTTATTATAATAACATAAAATTAATAATACAGTAATTACACCTAATATTACACAACAACTGATTATTTTTATAGAAATAGTATTATCTGTATTCCAAATTTTAATTGTTAAAAATATATAAATAATACAAAAAACTTGATAAATTATATTTTCCCAATTATCTTGTAAATATCGTTTAATTATTATTGACATAGAAATCCATATATCTCCTTCAGTTCATTATATCTATTATAATCAGAATTAATCCATTTAAATATTTCTGGATTTGCAATTATTAATTCATTATAAAATTCAAATGAAAATTGATTAGATTTAAATAATCTTATTTCTTGTGGATGGTAAATAAGAGATTTTTTCAAATCATCGGGTGTTAATTCTAATAGTAAATTTTTAACTATATCATCAAATTCTTTTATTTTCATAATGTTAAAAACCCATATAATTCTTTTATTTTTTGATAATCAGTACATTTTGGATTAATATATTTAAAAATTTTAGGATTAATTAATAATAATTGTTGAACAAATTCAAATCTAGGATTTAATATATTTGATAATTTATTTATTGGTGTAATTTTATATTTTATTTTAAATATTATATCGTTTTCAGTTTCTTTATATAATGAATATATAATATTTATATTTTTAAAATTAGTAGTTTTATTAAAATATTTAACTTGATAATTTTTATTAAAATTTAATCTTATTATAGTAATTAATCCCATTTGATTTTCACTACATATAAAATGTAATATTATAAATATAATACTACATGAGATTATAATAATTAATATATTTAATTTCGATATTTCAACTAAAGAAAATATTAATATAATGTCAATTATACAAAAAATACTAAGTGATAATAAATAATCATAATTTGTTTTTTTAAAATAATTTTTAATAATTTGATATATTATAAACCAATTTATTTTTAGTAGCATATTATAAAACTAAAAACCCATATAATTCTTTAATTTTTCGATAATCTTTTCGACTTAATTTTCGTTTAATTAATTTTTTATAATCTTGATATAACATAAGTGGAGCTTGTCTAATAGCTTCTTCGCAAAGATTATAATCTATTCGTCCTATTAAGAAAAGATTATATGGATCATATTGAATAGCTTTCATTTTCATTTCATATGATGGCCAATGAATATGTTCAATTGTATCTGGATGCATATTAAATGCTAATTTTTTAATTTCTTTATATTGAAATTTAATTAAACCTATATAAAATGGATGTTTTTCAATAACTTTTAATTGTATTTCTTTTGATGGAAATAATATAAATTCAATGTCTGATAAATCTTTTTCGATTAATTGGATTTGTCGCTTTTTAGAAATTTGTAAGATAATATAATTATAATAAAATTTAAAAATGTTTAAAAGCATATACTCTCCTATTTAATTTAAAATTATTTATTTATAATTATATTATTTATATATTAAATTTTAGATTATTAATAAATAATTTTAATTATTTAAAAAAGGAGAAATATATGTCAAAAGAAGATCTTATAAAAATCAAAATAGATATTCTTGGAAAAGAATTATCTTTAAAACAAGCGAAAGAAATTTATCAACAATTAGATGAATTATTTCGATTTATGCCAAAAACTTTAAATTTAAATAAATACAAAGAAGAACAAAATAAAAAATATAATTTAGATAATTCTAACAATTTTAACAGACCAATTAGTGAAGTATTTTTTAAAGAAAACCAAACAACAATAAATAATATAGACATATTTAAAATGTCTTATAATTAACATTTTAATTAATTCTTGGTAGAAATATAAAATAATCTATTTTTCGCCGCTCTTAAAAAACAATATTAATAACAATTAATTTTATTGGAGAAATTTAATTATGACAACAATTAAATTCAAAAGAGGAACGCATTCTGCAGTAACAGGTTATACAAGTGGTCAAATTGGTGAACCAATTTTAGATTTAGATAATAATAAATTATATCTTGGTCAAGGGGATGGTAAAAATCCAATCCCATTAACAGTAGATGTAAATGATTTTGTAATTTATAATGATTCAGGAAACCCAGGAGAACCAGGTTTTCCTAATGGTATTTGTCATCCAGATGATTTACCTACTGGATTTACACCATTACCAGGATATGATCATAAAACATCAGATACATATGGAAATTATCAATTTTCAGATGGATCAATTATGGTCTATCGTCCTCAAACATGGATTAAAGTTGAAGCAGAAAATATAGTAGATGTAAAACCTAAATCTTATTTTGTAGATGAAACAGCAGCAAATTCAGCAGGTTATTTTTGTCACGATATATTTAAGGACGATAGTCTTACAAAAAAAGGTATCTTTTGTGATAAATATATGTGTTCAAAGAATGCAAAAGGAACTGGATATATTGCAAGCTCTATTAAAAATGGTCTTCCTATTTCTACTCATGCAGATCATAATCCGATTGCAGATTTGACAGCTTGTTCAGCTAATGCTTATCATGAATGTCTTGTTGCACCGAAAGCAAGAGACGGTGTAGATGGTGCAGTAAATGATTCTTCTATTTTCTTTTGTACACCAAGACAATTACAATCATATATTGCAATTTGTTCATTAGCACATGGTCAAAACTCATATGGTACGACATATTGTGCTTGGTATGATTCCACTTATAATTATCCTAAAGGTTGTAATAATAATGCTTTAGGAGATATTGATGATTCACAAGTTAAATGGGAATCAGATGGATATAGTAATTGTGGAAAAACTGGATCTGCTGGATATGGTGGAGGAGAAGGTAATGTTTTTGCAAAATCTACTGATAATGGCCAAAATTGTGGAATAGCAGATGTAAACGGGTTAATGTGGGAAGTAAATATTGGATTAACTTGTATTGCAACTGCAGATAGTATTGAAGATATTTCAAGAGCATCTAATGCAGTTATTACATTAACAAGTCATGGAATACTTACTGGTGCTACTGATGAAGATCCAAAATTTATTATGATTACTGGTATAGGTGGGACAGGTTGGTCAGCTTTAGATGATAAAATATTTACAGCAACTTATGTTGATGCAGATAATATTTCAATTGATTTTGATTCTTCTGCAATCGTTGATGCGTATGATGTAGGAACTAATGGTGGATCTGTAACAAGTGGAACATTTTATAAAAAATTAGATAGTGTTCAATATGTTGATTTTACATCAGATAATTCATCAGCTACAGATCATTGGGGATCTACTGGTGTAGATGCAATGATGGAAGAATTTACGCCTGAATTTTTAACAGCAAATGGATTTACTCAAAGATATGGATCTGGAGCTAATCAAGTTTTAAGTACTGAATTATCTGGTAATGATTTTGAATTATTACAAATGGGATTTCCTATTCAAGATGGTATAGATAGTACTGGTACAAATTTATTTGGTAAAGATTATTTTTATCAATATATACGAAATGAATTATGTGTGCTATCGTGTGGTTCCTGGAGCACTAACTCGAATGCTGGTGTTTGGTATGTGGGCTGGAACAACGCTCGGACGAATTCGGCCCACAATGTGGGGTTTCGGTGTGCCTGTTACCCTGATGACTAGAGCGCGGTAGCGCCTCTGATAATAAATAAATAAAATATAAATTTATTTTAATCATTGTAGTAATTTTTAACATTAATGACACAACTCACAATAATAAAATTTTAATTGAGTTGTGTCATTAATAAATTTTTTAATCTTATATATAAAAAGGATAATATTATTGTGTCTGAAATACTTTTAAATCGAAAATTTATTGATATGATGAAATTATTAAATATTTATTTAAACCATTTTCCAAATCATGAAAAACATGCTTTATGTCAGCAAATACGACAAACAGCATATACTCTTTATGATTTAATAATAGAAGGTGAAAAAAGATATTTTAAGAAATCAACATTGACAAATTTAGATATAACACATCAAAAGTTAAGAATGCAAATTAAATTAGCTTATGATTTAGGGTATTTCTCATATAAACATAATAAGAAAAATAATAAAGTTTATCCTTTTAAAAAATTTTCAATTATATCTAGTAGAATAGATGAAATTGGTCGTCTTATTGGTAGTTGGATTAAAATAATTAAACAAAATGAAAATTGGAAATAATTATATATTTTAGGGAAGACAATTAATGTGTGCAATCGTGTGGTAACTGGAACAATAACTCGAATGCTGGTGTTTGGAATGTGAACTGGAACAACAATCGGACGAATTCGAACAACAATGTGGGGTTTCGGTGTGACTGATAAGCTTCAGACTCATTTTTATATAAGATATATAATAAAGAGATAGAAGATTAACAGGGATTGTTCTTTCCTGCTTTAAGCGAAATCATCAAAACTAATTTTTTTAGTAGGATTTCTTATAAGAAATTTCGAAAATCAAATTAATTTAAATATTAATATTATAAAAATAAAAAAATATGAAAAGAATTGGATTTTTATTTGAAAAAGCGTTTACAATAGAAAATTTATATGAAGGATTTTTACAAGCAAAGAAAAGTAAACAAAAGAAAAAAGATTGTTATGATTTTGAAAATAATTTAACTGAAGAATTGTTTTCTTTATATAATGAATTACACAATGGGACTTATCATCCAAGAGGGTATAAAACATTTACAGTTAAAGAACCAAAAGAAAGAGTAATACATGCTCCAGCTTTTAGAGACACTGTAGTTCAACATGCTATTTATATTATCATATATCCTATTTATAATAAAACATTTATAGACCATTCTTATGCTTGTCGTAAAAATAAAGGAACTCATAAAGCAAGTTATTATACACAAAAATGTTTACGAAATTCAGAAGATAATAGTTATACTTTAAAATTAGATATTCGTAAATTTTTTTATAATATAAATCGAAATATTTTAAAAAAATTATTAGAATTAAAAATAAAAGATAAACGATTTATCAATATATTAATGATGTTTACTGAAATGATAACAAAATTAGGTATTCCTATAGGTAATCTATTAAGTCAAATATATTCTTTAATTTATTTAAATCCATTAGATCATTTTATAAAAAGAATTTTAAAAGTTAAGAAATATGTTCGATATGTTGATGATTTTATTTTAATTGGATTAACTAGAGATGAATGTTTATATTATAAAAAATTAATAATATTATTTTTAAAAGAAAAATTACAATTAAAATTATCTAAATCAACAATTCAAAAAGTCAAAAAAGGATTGAATTTTGTTGGTTATCGTATTTGGAAAACCAAAAAGTTTATAAGAAAATTTAGTTTATATAAATTTCGAAAATTAGTTAAACAAAATAAACAAGAATCAGTAGTTTCAATTTTAGGTCATGCTAAATTTACTAATTCTTTATTTTATTTATTTAAAATTATAGGAGAATTTAATAATGTTATTAAGATACCAAAAAGTTACAGACCAGTATACAACATATACATTAAAAGAGCCAGATTATCCTGAAGATAGTAATATAAAATGTACTGAATTATGCACATTAAATAATTATACATATGTTCATATCCCTGACTCATTAGAAATGCCTGATCAACCTGAACAAATTGCTTTAGAAGAAGTTATATTAGATCAAACTTTATTAGATCAAATTAAAAAAGCTAGTCCGCATGTTCAATTATCTTATAAACGATTACAAGATAGAATTAGAAGTAAATATTCAATTGATGATGAACAGTATTTTACACGAATTAGTATTGGAGTATTAAATGGAACATATGAAATGCATCCAGACGAACCAGCATTAATTGCTGAATACCACGCTTGGGTTGAAGAAAGTAGAGAAATTGCAAGATTAGAAAGAGTCGGGTGGGGTTTAGAATTAACATAATTTTAAATTATTATTTTTAATAAGCGGCAAAATTTAGAATATATAAACTCTATTTTTCGCCGCTTTCAAAAAATAAAAATTATTATATTTTTAATGTTTTTAAAATTTAATTTAATGATATTAAAAATATAATAATATATTTAACTATTTTTATTTTAAAAGGGGATATTATGAATATAGACCTATCAACAGAAGCAGGACAAGAAACTGCTAAAGAATATATTAAAGAAACTTTAGAAAGAAATACGAATACGAATACGATAACAGATTCAGAAAAAGAAAATATTCATGAACAAAATACAGATACTATTGTTGGTGGAGTAACAAATAGTTCAGGAACAAATAATTTTACATTATCTGGTGGAACAAGTTCAACAAAAACATTAACTGTTGATGAATCTAAATCAATATCTGATAAAGTAGATAAAATTTCAGGTTCTTCATTAGTTGCTGATACAGAAATTGCTAAAATTCATTCTCAAAATACAGATACAAATCTAGGAACTCTTGAAACTAAATCAACACCAATTGATGCTGATAAAATTATTCATCGGGATAATGCAGATGAAGATAAAATTAAAACATCTACATGGACACAAGTTAAAGCGTTTTTTAAAACATATTTTGATACAATATATGACGCTTTAGGGGCTGCAAGTACAGTTCAATCAAATCTTGATACGCACACTACAACACATCCAGCTCCGACTGATCGAGATATACGAAATGATCCTGCTGGTTCTGCATCTACTGTACAATCAAGTTTAGATACTCATACTGGAAATACAACAGATGCTCATGGAATCGATACTAAAGTAGATAAAGTTTCAGGTTCTTCTTTAGTCGCAGATACAGAAATTGCAAAAATTCATGTACAAGACAAGGATCAATATTTAGATAAAGACGGAACTAATGAAGTTTCAGCTTCTGAATTAAAAGCATTATTAGCAACTCTTGATGGAGGTGAAATAACTTAGTTTTTCACCGCTCTTAAAAAACAATATTAAAAAAATAAAATTGGGTATTATATAAAATATTTCTATCTTATATAATACCCAAAAACTTCTTTAAAGGTTAATCTTTTGGAATATTAATCGTCGAAGTATTTCTATCTTCGTATTCGAATTTTTTATCAGTAGTACATACAATAACTGTACTTACAGATTTATTCCAAGTAATATTTTTTTCTTTATGTTCACTTTCAATATCTGAGTAACCATCTGTTAGCATAATTACCATGCTTAATTTATCTCTAGATTCATTATCTTTATCCCAAATTTCTTTTTGAATATATTGATAACAATCTTCATGAGATGTACCACCACCTGTTGCAATTCCAATATTTGTAATAAAGTTATAAAACTCCATTTGATCATCTTGGTTAAATTCAACATTTTGAATAATTTTAGTATTGTGGACTAATAATATTACTTTTTCAAAATATTTCAAACTTTGAGAAGTAATATATGCAAATTGTTTCTGTTCTTTCTTAGATATACTTCCAGATATATCACACAATACAACTAAATATCCAATAGCCTCTTTTTCTTCTTCTAAAGAATATCCAGGTAAATTAATTCCATGTGGACGATAATAATTATTTAATTTTCTCCAACTACGATCATTTGGTTTTAATATTGTATTTGTTTTAATTGCTTTTTCTAATAATTCTTCCCAAGGTATTTCAACTTCTAATAATTTATTTAAATATTCTTTAATAAAATCATTTCCAGATCCTTGATTTTTTTCATTTAATATATTGTTAACAGCTCTAGCTTCATTAACAACTAATTCAATTTCTTCTTTGACCTGATTTGTATCTTTATCAGATTTACCTTTAATATTTCCAGGAACAGGTCTAACATTATATTTTTGTCCTGTTTTATTATCTGTAATTTCATAACTTGTTTGACCATTTTGATCAGTAGATTCTTTAATAGAGAATCGATCTTTAGCTTTTTTTACTTTTTGTATAAGCCAATCATAAGCTTGAAATACAGTACAATTTGGAATTTCTTGTTCTAATTCTTCAATAATATTAAATTGATCATTATAAAAAGATATTCCCATTTTTTTACAATCACGATCAACAACATGATCACATGCAAAATTCCACATTCTATGATTAGACTTCTTTGCGCCTAATATACCATGTCGATGTAATATATGTAATAATTCATGAGTTAATAGACCAATTAAATCATCATGTTCATAATCTAATTGCCCAATAAAATTTTCATTGATATGGATAGTATTATCAATACATGTATTTTTGGAATCTTCTCGTTTATCTAATAATACTCCACCTTCCATTGAAAGCGGCAAATTTTCGATTTCCCATTTAAATTTATAGGCAAGAATACCAAACATTGTAAATGGGCAATCTCTTCTAAAGAATTTTAATTTAGCTTTTCTAATAATTTGTTTAATATGATTCTTATCTGGGGTTTTAAAATCTTCAGATTTCATAATATTCACGCATCAGAAACTTGTTTAAGAAGATCGCCAGTAATACCAGGTTCAAGATTATTTAATTCTCTTGATACATTAATATAAATATTTCTTTTATTCATAAATCTTTCAATATCAAGAATCTCATGAATGATCATAAGTCCAAGATCTGGTGTTTCTTTAATATATTTATAAATAATATGACTAAAAGGTTCAATAATATTTTTTGTATCTGGAATACTTGTAATATGAGAGCACATAGCATATGCAAGAGCATATTGATCAATAGTGCTATCAGGTAATTCAAATTCTTTATATCCTTCAAAAATTTTTGGAATATCGAATTTAGAAAAGATTTTATAATACATAGTAAATTCTGAAGCTGCCGCTTTCGAAACATGACCTTGTCCAATATAAAGAATATCACTTTCTTTTACATTTCCATGCCAACTTTCATTAGCTTGAAGGAAATTAGAAAATCGTGTCCAGGATCTAGGAGATCCCCATGGAGAATCAACTTGTTCTTCTTCATGAAAGTAGCTTTTATATTTATCATTTCCAAGAAAAGATGTAACAGCTTTATGAATATTATTTTTTAATGCAAAATTCTTTTTCCATTCATCATATCCTGTAAATACAGGCATCATAAATACACGATTAACAATAGCTGAAAACATTGTTTTACTTCCAGCTTTATTATGGCCATGGTTTCCGGCAAGAATCATAGCTACATTCTTTGGAAGATGATAATCTCTTAATTTCCGTTCAGTTAATAATTCATAAAGAAGAGCCATATGAATAGCACCACAAAGGTGCATATCATCAAGAAGCCAAATAACAATATTGTTTTGTTCTGATAATTCATAAAGTGTTTTCATAATAGATGGAAAGCTCCATACTGTTCCAATTTCTTCTTTATTATTAATCATAACTTTTGTAAATTGTGGAATGCCAGAATGTTCTTCATATGGTGTAATTGCAAAGTGTGTACTGACAACAGCACATTTATCAAGAGTTTCACTTAATTGATGGGCACATTGTGTTTTTCCACCACCGGGCGCACCAGCAATATATGGAATCATAACATCTATACCATTAATTTGTAAATAACAATTTTCAACTGCCATTCTTACTGCATCATTGATTTCTTTTTTCTGAATTTCAGCTTTTTCTGCCATTTTGTTCTCCTTTTAAAAAATTAAAATTATCTAACACGTTAAGAGGTTATTATGTCTAGTGATTTACAGCAATATTATGATTCACAACCAATTGATTATAAATCTATAATTAAAGAGTTTACTAAATCAATTCATGAAAATAGATTTATAATCAATAAAGAATATCTTTTAAAAAACAGCACAAATATTGAATTTAATAAAGATGTTTGGATAATGAGACCAGAATTTTTTTGTGCTGAACATTATGGGCATCCTTTTCTATCTCCAATAATATTATTAGTTAATAATTTAAAATCTATTTTTGAATTTAAACCAGTAAATGTTATTGATAACCATATAAAAGTTCCAAAAATAAATTCAGTAATAAAAATTTTGCATTTATAACAAATTATATTAATATAATTTATATATGAAATCTTTGAAAATTAAAAAAATAAAATATGGAGAATTTAAATGATGAGTAAAAAAATTACACAATATAAAACATTTGATTTTAATAAAAATTATAAAGATGAAATTTCTAAAAGTTTAATGTCAGAACAAGGCGATATGATGGTATGGGAAACTAAAGAAATGGATTATATTGGGTTTTATGAATTATTCAATATTTATCTTAAAAAAATGCCATCTAATAATGTAACTAAATATACTAAAACAATACTTGATAGAAAAGGTGTTTTTGTTGGCGCTCATTTAACTAAGCCAAAATTATCTGTTTTTTCAAGAGCTTTAATTACTAATGATTTAAAATTAGCTGGTATTGTATTAGATAATGCAAGTTTTGATATTCAAGAAGATGGTTCAACAGATAATATTGATGATTGTATTTATGCAACATATTATACTTTGATTAGATCTATTATAATTTGTAATAGGACTAAAATATATTCAGATTTTGATTTTCATAAAACAGTAATTAGTTATATCTATTTTACTATTTTAAAATCTCTTGGTAATATTAGTATTTTTACTAAAGAACAATTACATGGTATTTATTTAGCTTGTGCTTATTTATATTTAAGGCAACATCTTGAATTAAATCATTTAGCTGCTATGAGTCGATTATCTAGATTATTTAAAACTGAATTACCTTCTGATGTATTAAAAGATTGGTTATCTAAATTTGACGTTTTAAGTAATTATAAATTATTAAAAGATATTGGTAAAGTTTTAGTGGATCTAGATATTGCCGCTTCCAATGCAAATAAAATATTAATTAATATACTTCAAATTTTTGGAAAAGATTTTTTTTATAATTTAATGGGACCGTTAAGTTTTTTAATTGGATTAATTGTTTTAAATAATTATCCAACAGATCTTTTTTCTAAATCTACTACTGTAAATACTAAAATACAAAATAAAATTGAATCTTATTGTGTTCCTTATTTAAATAGTTTAAATTTTTCAATTGATAAAATGAAATTAACTCTTGGATTATAATTATGTCAAGACTTGATTTACGTGAT